GGGTGCTCATGGACCGGGCCGTGACACTCACCGACCAGGAAGCGTCAGACGCCGGCTGCTTCGACTGCCAACTCTGCCCCGCCATACAGATGCGGGCACAACGGATGGTCGCCGCATAGCACGACAAAAGCGCCCCCACTCGGATTTACCTAACACCTAACGCCGGGCGCTAACTGGCGCTCGGCTCAGGTGGGCGGCAAAAGCCATCGAGGCTTAGGCGGCGGAGTGCCTAATTAGGTATTCAACCGCAGCGCGTGCGGCTCCTATGTCGTCCTTCATGAACCCTAGTGCAGAGTTGCATAGGTTGCAGAGCAAATCCCTTACCGCGCCTGTGCTATGGTCATGGTCAACCACAAGCCCTCTAGGCGGAACAGTCCCGCAGATCGCGCATAAGCCGTTCTGTCGGGCAGCCATCGCGTCGTAATCACCCTCGCTTAGCCCATAATTGCGACGGAGATTGTCCACGCGGAGTCGCTGGCCGGATCTTCCAGCGGCTCTGAGAGTGCCGCACTCGTGGCTCTTCCGATCCCTGCGCACTCTGATGCTCACTGGACCGCAGACCTGGCATACCGCAGTGGCGGCGTCTTTGTCGATGCTAGAAAGAAAGTGTCTCGGCGATACTTCGCGGGATGGCAACGTGCCGCGTCGGTACTGGATTCCATAGTGCCGGGCGCATAGCCCGCGAGCGATGACCGATGCGTCGCAATCTTCGATAGAGCATGTAGTATTAGTCATGTAGCCATTCCGTTCAAGTGGTTACCGTGACCCCGGATGCTGGCAGGCATTGCGGGGTTTCTTGTCCTCTAATTCTATCACCCGAATCACTGTCGCTGTGCAGTGGTTCGCAGTGACTAAATGGTGTTGACATGGTGTTGCCAGGGGCAACGAGAGCGGTACTATCACTGCGATTCACTGTGACAGGATGAAAGAATGCAGTGATTCAAAACCCCGGAATCTAGGGAAATCCGCTAGATCTAGGCATTTTTGTCGAACCTCGTCAGTAGTTCGAATCTCCTTAGCTCCACCGATTTAGGCCCTAGAATTCAAGGAACTTTTCGCCCCTGTTGCCACAGGCCCTATTTATGTTGCCAAGCCTCTGTTAAACTTAGAGTGATGCATGTGCATCACTTAGCTAAGGACAGTGACGCCGTGGGCAAAAAGTCGCGCGCATCTGATGACAAATCCCTGTACGGATCCAGCTTCTTCGAGGATTCCCGCTCCGCCGCCGTCCTAGCCGCGGGCAAGGCCATCTACGGGCGCCTTAATTTCTACAAAGAAGGCGCGCCCGCGTGGGAAGACCTCGACATTGATACGTCGGATCACTACTACATAGCCGCGCAGCACGCCGTGCGCGCCTTCCATCGCGAGGCTGAGCGTGGCTAGTATCCAAACCCGCCTGCGGCCCGATGGGACGGTTTCTTCGTACCGGCTGATGTGGCGGGAGAATGGCAAGCCAGATCACGAGACGTTCCACGACCTCAAAGAAGCTGAGATGTGGAAGCGTCTCATCGAAGCTAACGGTAATTCTTTTAGCGCCGCCCATAAGGTCTATGAGGACTCCCAGCATGACGGGCCGACCGTTGCCGAGGCGATGACCGCGCACGTTGACCAGCTCGTAGGCACAACCCCGTACACGTTGAAGCGTTACCGTGATTCGATCCGCCTGCACTTCAATGGGCCGCTCGGTCAGATGAAGGTCAAGGCCGTTACCTATGACTCGGTGATCGCCTGGATCAAGTGGATGCAGGGCCGCGGGTTGGGTCCGAAGACGATTGCGGACAAGCACGGCTTGTTGTCGGCGACGTTTGAGACTCAGGTGCGCTACGGGGTCATCGACAGGAACCCATGTAAGGGCGTGCGCCTGCCCAAAAAGGTCCGGGTGGGTGACGATGGGGACGACATTGATATGGACGACTACAGGGCCATACGTGACCGCATAGACCCGCACTTCAAACCGTTCCTCGAGTTCCTTGTCGGGACAGGCTGCCGGTTCTCGGAGGCGACCGCGCTGGTTGCCCGCGACTTCAAACTCGACAACGAGCCGCCGCTCGTGTTCATCACCAAGGCGCACAAGCTTGGGGGCGAAGGTGAAGCCCGATATGTGGGCGAACCCAAGTCAGCTAAGAGCCGGCGCAAAGTCAGCCTCGCCCCGTCAACCGTCTACGCTGTGCGCCCGCTCGTGGAAGCGGCAATGCTGGACAAGGGGCCTGTGTTTAGGATGAAGGACGGCGGGGATCTGACCCACCAATCGTTCTACAACAGGGCTTGGAAGCAGGCCAGGAAAGCGGCTGGGTACGAGAAGGGATCCGAAAAGCACATCACCGTGCATTCGCTGAGGCATCTCAACGCGGCTATCTTGTTGCACGCCGGGATGAGCCTCTATGAGTTGTCTTCCCGACTAGGCCATAACTCGATCCAGATCACGGCGGACGTTTACTCCAGCCTCATCCCGGATGCTCACTTCCGAGGGGCCGAGCACGCGGCGAAGGCACTGGGAGAGTTTCCCCCGCCGCTTGCTGGCTAGCTAACGAATCGGTAAGTCTCGTAGCGGCGTCGGCGGAGAGTGACTATGTCGCCTATGGTCTGCTGCGTGACACCGTATTCTGCGGCAAGTTCCCGCTGCGTGACTTTCCATGGCACGTAGCGGGAGCGGATCTCTGCGACCTGCACGTCGGTCAGCTTGCTCTTGCGGCGCTCTCCATTGGCTACGCGCTTCTTGGTGACCATGTCCGTTACGTTATCCTGCGGGGATCCTTCGAAAAGGTGCGCCGGGTTGATGCATGGCGGGTTATCGCAGGTGTGGCAGACGAACGCTCCAGGCTCGGGCACCTTGACCCACGCCTCGAACGCGGCCCTAGACGCTGTCATTGGCTTACCGCTGCCGGGCTGGAGCATTCCATAGCCTGCCACATGCTTTGATCCGTTCCATTCCCAGCACCCGCTGGGCATTACGGTCCATCCAGTGTTGCGGAGCCGCGCATCAAGGGAGTCCGTGCTGAGAGCCTTCGTGCGGGGCTGATCGTGGAGCCGACCGGATCGCCTTGCGGTGTCATAGTGGGACGAGCACCAGCCTCGCGACTTGTGCGGCTTTGGGCATCCGTCAATGTTGCATGTACGCTTAGTCATGTAGCCATTCCTATTCAGTGGTTACCGTGACCCCGGCAGCTCCAACTGCGCGGGGTTTCTTGTTCTCCAATTCTATCACTGTGACTCACTGCCTCTATACAGCGAATTGCCTCTTAACCACAAAAAACAGCCCCACCATCCCGAAGGACGATGGGGCTGTTCATTTATGCGCGCGCGGCGCGTCTGGGGCGTTGGGTTCCCTGACGCACGGTGACGATATTACACGGTCATGCTGCGTGGTCGCCGGATTTGTTGGGCGTCATGTACCCGGCAGTAAATACGAGGATGGACGTGATGGCGCCCTGAACCTCGTTGGGGAGCTGGATGCCCGCGAGGGTCAGCAGCCAGGCGATGACGGTGGTCACTGCGGCGGCGAGAACCGCGGCGGTAACTTTGGGGTTGATGTTCATTACTTGCCTCCGTTTACGTTGACATCGACGGTCACGCCGTCAGCGAGGCCAGCTTTGACGGCGGCGCTGATCTGTTCGGCTGTCAGGCTGGAGTTCTTGGACAGTGCGCCAACGACGGCTCGGAGTGCCTGCGCCTCAGACTTGGCGTCGGCGAGTTCCTGCTTGACGCTGATCTGCTGCCCGCCACGGAGAACGGTCTGTGACCACACCTTCTCGGGGATGGCACTCGTGGGGGCGTCAAGGTACTTGATGCGGTCGAATACGGTTTGGAGCTGGGTTGCTTGTTCGGGGGTCAAGTCGTCCTCCTGGGTTGTGTCGCCTTGCGGGGCGATGGCTGCTGAGCCGGTGATGTCGCGGGGGTTGATGCGCCCGTAAGTGCTGCTTTGGAGGTTCCAGCCGTTGCGCATGACTTCCCAGTGGCAGTGGGGCCCGGATGTTGCTGACCCGGTATTGCCGGAGTAGGCGACAACGTCACCTTGACGGACGCGTTTACCGGATAGGACGGGTGAGCCTGAGCAGTGGGCGTAGTGGCTGAGGTATTCGCCGTAGTCCACGGTCACAACGAAGCCGGCGAAGGACGGCATGATCCACCACGGGTTGTCTGAGTATTTGCCGGTGAAGTAGCCGACGTGAACAACGACGCCGTCAGCCATCGCAACGAGGGGCGTGCCGACTGGGACGGCGATGTCTTCGCCCGTGTGACCGCCGGTCGGGTTGTACCCGCCGGGGTTGGTGCCGAACTTCTGGGATGTCCAGCCCTCAGTCGTGGGGGGAATGAAGCTCATGCCGACTCCTAACCGCGTGCCATTGAGTAGAACTGGATGACGAGCGCAGAGGCGACACCGATGCCGCCGAGGACCGCCATGAACCGTTGAATGGGCGTCCATGACTGCTCGGACTGGTTGCGGCGTGTCTCGTCGGCTTCCTTCAGCGCGAGGGCGAGGGCTATCTTTTTGGCTTCCTCGGCCTCGGCGTTCTTCGACAGTGTTAACGTGATGTCTTCCTGCACCTTGAGGCGGTCCTCGATTTTGTTGACGCGGGGAATCAGCTCCATAACCCGGTCTTGGATGCGGTCGAGTTTGCCTTCCATGCGGGCGAGGATCACGGGCGGCGCTTCTGCGGCCCGCGGGGTGAGGTCGTCATCCATGGCACCGGACTGCCTTTGGCGTAGTGTGTTCTATACCCATGCGGGCGGGCCTCCTAAATAGGCGTGTACGTGTGGGTGGTGTGGCCCTGGAGCGCAAGTCCGGGGCTGCACTTTTGATGAGGTTGTCACTTTGAATCACTGTCTTTTGTCAGTGATTCACAGTAGGATTGGTGCATGACTAATATCAAGAAGAAAATCAGTGGCACATATTCGCCCGTCGTGGTTGACCCGTGGACCAAGAAATCCACCTGGGGACCTAGTACGCTAGCCCTGAGGTTCAGGGTCACTGAGTACGAGACCGAGGGGGCCGGTGAAAAGACTTCCTACTCAGAGGTTCAGGTCGACTTGGACAGGGAGGTCGCGGAACATCTGCATGCCGAACTCGGCAGGCGACTCACTGCGCCTGAAGTGAAGTTCGACGCCATAACGCATGCATCAGCTGAACAGCGCGACTCTGTTCTTGCGAACGCGGGGCGTAACGCCGCGCACTGGTGGCGGCTTGTGTAAGGCCAGAATAGTAATAGCCGAGATGGCCCCCACCGCAAAGATGGGGGCCATCTGCTTTGTGGCCGCAATGCCCGGGCCACATGGTTGTTATGCTTAGCCCCAACGAAATGGGGAAGCATGATTGAGACTTTTATGGCGTGCGGTATGTGCGAGTGGACGGCGAGCTTCGATGGCGAGAAGGATCCGCAGGAGCAGGCGTCCGTTCACGCTGATGTGACCGGACATGATCGCTTCTCAGTGCGTCACGTTGAGGTTCCCGCGTGAGCGCCCTAGAGTTCCCGGCCATGCCGCAGCGGAGCCTTGTCGAGGGAAAGGGCCACAGCGTGACCCTCGGGGAAGGCGTGACCTTTGACCCGAAGGTTGAGTGGACGGTTCGGGGCACGAAGAACACCCTCGAAATTGGTGAGGGCGCGAACTTGGGCCGAACTAGGATCATCATGCGCGGGCGTAACCTGCGCGTCGTGATCGGGCGTAACGTCCGGTTCAAGCAGGGGGCCATCTCCGTTGCCGGCGACGGGTCCACGGTTGTGTTCGGGGATGACACGACGTGGGAGTCGGGATCGATCATCGTTAGCAGCGGTGAATCCATCGCCATTGGCCGCGACTGCATGTTCTCCAACGACATCATGATTCGCAACGACGACAGCCACGGCATCTTTGATGCCAGCACTCAGCAGCGGATCAACGCTCCCCGCCCTGTGGTCATTGAGGATCATGTATGGATCGGGAACGGCGCCCGGGTGAATAAGGGCGCCGTCCTCGGGTCCGGCATGGTCCTTGCCCAGGCGTCAGTCCTGAGCGGCAAGGCGGAACCCCGCGCGGTGTATGCAGGGATTCCGGCCCGTCCGCTCAGGACTAACGTGAACTGGTCGCGCACGCCCGACTACGGCGACATCCCGGATGAGTTCGCCGTCAGCGACTTCCTGGATGAGCCGCTGCGCCCCTAGGCCTAAGCCTTGTATAGCGCCGCGATTGAGTGCGCCACGGCTCCTAGGGCTCGGCGCATGTCGTCCTGGTCCGGGCCCTCGTGCATGGCCTCGCGGTTCCACAGTTCAACGTAGGCCGCGTCAACGATGGCAGTGGTAATGGCGAGTTCTGAATGAGTCATGACATGGCCTCCTATGAGACGTACGCGTAGGGTGTACTGCCCTGGGCCGTGAGCGACGGTGAGGTCGCCGGGGTTGATGCCGCGTTGGTAAGCCCCGTGGCGCCGTCCCCGTTGGTGATAGGAGCAATGCCGGTAGCGTTGCCCGAGCCGCCGTAACCACGCAGGGCAGTCACGGTGGTCGCCACTTCACAGAAGCCGATGTAGTAGAGCCCATCGGCGGGGATCACGTATGCGCTGGAAAGGTTGAGCGTGCGGGTTGATCCCGCGCTCCAAGCTCCCGTGTCGTCAGCCGTGGTCCGAAGCAGGTTGCGGCTGGCGTCAAGCAGTGCGAACCAGCGATTTGTCAGGCCTACCGGTACCGCGCCGGACAGGTACGTGATGCTGGAAACCGTTGCACCCTTGGGGAGCCACACGGCGGACAGCCGCATGGTGCCAGATGGGATAGCGGCGATGGATGACGATGCCACGTAGCGGCGGTCAAGGGTGACGGCCAGCGCACCATTGGGCGCGAACCGGGACTGTGCAGCGTCAAGCTGGCCCTTGTTCACCGCGTCCCCGGCTTCCGTCCCAGCGCCGACAATGACGCGGCCGGCAACCTTCAGCGGTGCCGTCGCGTCCGGCGCCGCACCAATACCCACCCGGCCCAGTGCATTGATCTGGAACAGCGGCGTGCCGGACGGGATGTTGCCAGCGCTCAGCGGCCCGTAGTAGAAGGCGTTCGTCAGCGGAGGCGTGGTGGAGGACATTAGCACATTGTGTTCGATGTTGGTTGTTCCTGCGGAGCCGCCAACTTTCAGGCCGAACCTGATCGACTGGGTCCCGCCTGCCACTAGGTGCAGGACGCCGCCAACCTGTGGCTGCACGCCGTTGTTCGCCAGCGCCAGTTCGGCGCCGATGGCGGCGCCGGGGTAGTCAACGCCTGCATCAATTGCCGCGTAGCTGTTGATCGCCCAGACGTTGCGGAAGCTGGGCGTGTGGACGAACACGTCGGACCACATGGCTGTTGTGTCACCCGTGGCCGTGTCGTTGACGTCAAGCCGGCCGATAATGGCCCGGGTCTGACCATCGCCGGAGCCGGGCACGAGGTTGACGTTGGAAGCGATGCCGTCGTTTCGGGTGCCGGGGGTTGTGTCGATCTTGACCTTGATGCCGGAATTTCCGTTGTCGGGAAGCGTGCCCGTGCCCGAGCCGATGTAAAGACGGGCGTTTACCGGGTTGGATTTCTCAATACCGATATGCCCGGCGGTCCACGGCACGTAGGAGTTCACAGCATTCCAGTTGGCGGCGTCGTAGGAGGCGCCGGACGTGAACGCTACCTTCGCTGTGACGAGGTCCCCGGAAGGGTTCAGGACAGCCTGCCCTGCGGCGTAGGCGGTGGTCGGTGCCCATGCCGGGGTAGTGCGGCGGGACAGGTCGGGGAAGTTCCCATAAGCCAGCTTCGATGCCGAGTCGAGCGGGGCAACGCCGGACGCGGCGCCCTTCTGGGAGGCATCCAGTTTGCTCGTCTCGACACTCTTTGCCGCGTAGGTCGTTGCCGCTGTTGCGGCGTCAAGCTTTGGTGCGGCTGCGGCTGCGGCACTGGTGTCGGCGATGGACTTGACGGCACCGTTCAGCGAGGTCCCGCCCGTGCCTACCTTTGCTGCTGCGGCTGCGTCAAGGGATGCCTGTGACTGGTAGATGCCTACCGCGTCGTCAACGTTGAGCTTGTCTGCTGCTGCGGCGTCAACGAGCGCAGTAACGGCGTCGGCAGTGTCGGTGGCAGGGTTGCCCACCAGAGCGGAGATATTCGCGTCTGTGACCTGCGCTGCGTCGGCTGCGTCCACGGCTGCCTGTGCGGCTGTGGCGGCGTCCTGTGCAGCGCTGATAGCCGCAGCCTGAGCCGATGCTGCAAGCGCCTCAGCCTGCTCCGTGCCGATGCCAGTAGATGACGGGACCTTGACGACAGTTGTGAGGTCCACGGTGCCATTGGACGGCAGTGCGAATGAGTGCGCCGGGATCGCCAAAGCGGTCCCGTTCACCGCAGTGAACTTATAGGTAGCGTTCCAAGTCCAGCCCGTCACCGAAAGGTCCGTGTCGTCCGTGGCGATTAGCCGCACGCCACGATAGGACGGTTCGAGCGTCCCCTCAACCGGGGTGCAAAGGTAGCCCTCGTTATCGAGGACCGCCACAACGCTCGTCATGAGGATCGTGGCCGGGTTCGGCGTCGCGGTCGGGTCCGGCAGGTACGGGGCGGACGCCGTGAACGTCACAAACCCCGCAGCCGGTACCGCGTCCGGGTCCTGGTCATCATCCAAGCCGTCAACAACCCCGGCGAGGAACTGCCCAGTGACCCGGCCCGTAGAAATATTCGAGGGCAAAAGCAAGGGGGGCCTCCTAGGCGGTCGGGGTGAAGGTGATGTTGTCCCAAGCCATGGAGAAGGCTGAGGAGGTTCCGAGGAGGCCCATGCGGGTTTCGCCGAGGAACGCGGTGTCAATCGCGGTTGTTTTCACGGAGCCGTTGACGCGGAGGATGATGTTGGAGCCGTTCAGTTCCAGCTCGTACACGTCGCCATTCGCGGGGATGTAGGAGGAGTCGCCGATCTTCGTCGCCGTACCAGCGACACGTTTGTAGATGGCGAGGCCGGCAGTGTCGGAAGCCTGGAACACGAACAGGTGGTTGTTGATGTCCTGGTAGCGTGCGACGAGTCCGCCGAGGCGGTAGGAGCCGAGGGAAGTGGCGGTAACGCCGAGCTTGCCGTTCGTGGCGAGCGCATCCACCCATGCGACGTTGCGGGAGTCGCCGGATACGTTGACCGCAGCGCCGCCGGAGCTCGTGCGCCATACCGGGGTGGTGCCGGTCGATTCGTACCGCCAGGTCTTCCCCTCACCCGAGGTCACGCCGAGCGCCTGACCAGCAGGCCGGTCGAAGTTATCGAAGAACCCCGGAGCCTGAGCCCGCGGCAGAAGGGAGTTGCTGAAATAGGTGTTCAGAATGATGTCCATTTACGCTCCTACGGCGGTGACGGTTACGGGCGCGGATTCGGTGGCGCCGTTGAGTGCAGTGACCCGGACCTGCGTGGTGCCGGATAGGACGGTGACGGTTTCGGTGAGGGCCATGCCCCACGCCCGAGTGGCGGTGATCCATGAGCCGGCGCCGGTCTTCGTCTCCACCCGGTAGCTGGTGGCGTGCGACTGCGGCGCGGCCCAGTTGTAGGCGGCAGAGTCTGTGACAAGGTCGAACGTCTCGGACTTTGCAAGGCTGGCAGGAGCCCCGGACCACTGGACCGTTACCGTCGCACCCGACTTGGTCGCGGACACGTTGGACGGCGGCTGCGGGGCTGCGCTGGCATTATTGCCAAGGGCCTGCCAGTAACCTGCGAGGTACGTTTTCCCCAGGTAGTCGATGCCGACCTTTGAGAAGTGGGTTGTGTCGCCGTCGTTTGTCGCCCCGCGCAGTGACGGAGCGAAGCCGGCGTACGCGACACGGGCGGGGGTGCCTGAGTGGGCTTTGTCGATGTTGGGGCGTCCGGGCGAGATGTCGATCCCGGCGAGGGACATTTGCCCCACAACGAACGGCAGGACCGCACTACCGAGCGAGGTCCGCAGGTAGGAAATGAGGCCGTCCAGCAGGCCCTCATAGCTGCTCTGCGGCATGGACGCGTTGTTCTCGCCCTGGTGCCAGAGGATGCCCTTGGTTGCGACCGTGTATCCGGCGGCTTTGGCTGCCTCAATCGCGGCGAGTGTCTGGGAGATGGCGAGTCCGGGGAGGTCGTAAGCCGGATTCGTTGCAGTGCTCGGCGTCCACGTCTCGACTGTTGTGGAGCTGGTGAACCCGGTCCCGCCATGAGCGGCGGGGATGAGGAGGACGCCCACGTTCGCGGGCTGCGTCTTCAGGTAGTTCTGCGCAAACGTCGTGGCGGGGGAGAGCCCGGATGCGGTGTCGTGCATGTCCAACGGAACTGTTGCGGGTTCGAGGATGCGCCGTGTAGCGCCGTACTGGAGGATGCGCGAATCCTTGACTTCGCCGCCGACCGGCAGGCCACGCCCGGACATATTCGACTGGCCCACGGCCAGGAAGACGTGCAGGGTGTCAACGGTCGTGCCGGTAGACGTGCCACCGCCAGTGCTGAATGCCGGATCGTAGATGAACGTGCGGCCCGCGGGTGTGACCTCGAGGGCGACGTATCCGTTAGCGTCCGTTACCCGGAACCCGTCAGAGGCGCGGATGGTGGAGCCCGCAGCGATGACGTCACCGGTAGGGGTAACTCCGAGCGCCTCCTTCCCGTTCAGGTCTACAACCCGAAGCTCGTCTTTCGCGCCCGGCTGCGGCATCCGTGCAGTGAGCGCATCAAACGCGGCCTGCATGACTGAATCGCCGTTGTCGCCCTTGTCGCCCTTGGTGAGCAGCTTGCCCGCCTCGACGTTGGCGAACATGTCCACCAGCAGACCATTCCCAGTAACGACAACCAACCACGGGATTTCCTCGGTCGCAGTGTAGTTCCCGCCAGAGTCCAGCCACTCGATCCGCAGCCGGTACGCCGTATTCGGATTCGTGGACGCGTACGACGCTAGGGAAGCCGTGAACGAACCGTCAGACGCCGCCGTTACCCGGACCTCTTTCGTCACCAGCAGCGACCCGCCGGACGTGCTCGCCGGGTTCGTCGGGGTGAAGATCAGCGTGGCGCCGCCGACAGCCTGCGGCTTAAAGTCCTTCACGTTACCTGAAATGTCGGACAAGTGCGCCTCCTGGGCATGAGTCAGCACGAGGCTGGGGTTTTAATCTGTGGACCGATCCGCTAGACTCGCGGCATGGGGAAAATTGGGGGACTCGTGTTAGTGGCCGTACTCGGCCTAACCGGGTGCGTTTCCTCGGGGGTGGCGGTGGAGCGCGTGGCGAACGTCCAGCCCGCGACCAGCGTTACCGGTGACATGCTCGCCGGCCTACGCCCACACCTGACCACCCTGAAAGTCGCCGACGCCGACCTAATCAGCGAGGCCTACGGGGCATGCGTGTCGCTCGTCTTCCAGAGCAAGGACGCATACCGCGACGGGGTCATGAAGCAGTACGCCGACGTGAAGCTAGCCGTCGATCACCTCACCGTTGCCGCCGCGGCTAAGCAGTACCTCTGCCGTTAGACGATGCGCTTGATCTGCTTTGTTGTCGGGTCCATGTAGAGGTTCGACGTGACGCTAGAGATGGTGGGCAGCCCGTCGATCTTGACTGAACCGTCCGCGACCGTGATCTGAGATGCGCCGGCAAAGAGCGCTGCCGTGGTGTCTGTGAGTAGGCCGGCGTTACCGGATCCCCTGACAGCTACCGCGCCGCCATTCCCGCCAACGCCGCCACCCGATGCGAACGTGACGCCGCCGTTAGAAGCTGACGGGTCAATGACCGTGTTCCCGGCGGTGATTTTGCCAGAGCCAGTAACGGCCAGGTTGCCCTTCAGCGTGGACGCGCCTTCAACGGAGAGCGTGCCCTTTATGTCCGTCGCGCCGTTGATGTGGGTCGGCCCGTTGAGTTTCGTGTCGCCGGTGACAGTGGTGTCGCCAGCGATGTTCGTTGGCCCGTTGAGGTTCGTTGTGCCGGTGAACGTGGATGGGCCGGACTGGGTTAGCGTGCCAGTGAACGCGATAGTCCCGTTAGCCTGGAGCGTGCCCGTAATCGTCGCCGTACCGGTGACGTTGAGCCCGCCATTGCTGATGGTGATGACGCCGCCATTATAGACCTCAAATCCGCCTTCACCGACAGCTCCAGAGTTCATTGGCGAGGCATTCTCCAACGCCCTGAGTCGCCGGAGAATCTCGCCGATTTGAGGCTGTGAAAGGTTGTCGATCAAGCCCATGTCATAGCCCCGTAATCTTGAAGTCGCCTCCGCCTAGAGGTCCGAGCGGGGGAGCCTCCTCCAGAACTTTTAGGCGCCATAGAATCTCATCGAGTTGAGCCCGTGAATCGTTGTCGTTTGACGTCATGTCATGCTCCTGTAGGTTGGAATTCAAGCTTGACCTCGTGGCCAAGAGTGCCGCCGAGACTGCCGCTGAACTTGATCAGCCGATGTGATGTGATGCCAGTAGGTATCCATGGATCGCCCGCTGAGGTGATGCGTATGGTGTCGCCCAAGCTAAGGTCGGTCGCGCCCGGCGTGCCAGCCTTCAGGACCGACATGGAATACTGCCTGGTTGGGACCGACAACGCCCGCGAACGCTCAACCGCCAGATCGCCCAGCACGCCAAGACTCTTGACGCCCTTAAACGATGTGACGCCCTCAGCAGCGGGCCGGGAATGATCCGCAACAGGGTTAGAGCGGACCTTAGTGTTCTTCTCCGTACCCTCACCAGCCGCGTATGCGTTGTTAGCGAATCGGCTAGTGTCCGTCGTGGCGGACACCTTCAGCGCGGCTGCTTTCGAGGCGTCCAAGTTGTACTCCCACGAACCACCAGATGACAGGTTCGGAGCCGCCCGCATAACCCATTCCAGCGAACCGGACGAGCCCCAGCGCGGGGTGAAGTCAATGTCCGGCCCACCGTCCGACTCCATGACATTCTTCAAAGAATCAGTGACAAGCTCCATCGTGTACCCGTAGAACGAACGAGTCGCAGTGCCAGCAACGTCAGCAGGGAAAACGATAGGCAGGCTGTACCAACCACCCGGCGAGATTGCCTCCTGCACGAGCCGCTTAGCAATCGTCCCCAACGACAGCGGCCCGTAACTCAGCGTCGCCGTCATAATGTTCGGGACCCCATGCGGGACGGCCATCCGATCAGCCAGGATCGACCAAATATCAGAATGGTCAACCCTGAGAGTGCCCGCGTCCTTGTCGTAACTGGTCCCGTCAATGACGCCGGCAGCAACAACCACCGCGCCGACCTCGTAAACCAGCGTGTTCGTCCGCTCCACAATCAGGCTCCGAAGATCAAGCTTCCTCACCATCGAATCGTCCACCGGGATAGTCGCCTGCCCCGAAGACCCTTCGTTGAAGCACCGGGCCCACGTAAAGTCGGTTACTGGGATCACGTTGAGCCGGGCGCCCGTGATCGTGTCGCACACCCACACCCGTTCAAGAGCAGTCACGGAGCCTCCTTAGATGTAGGTGTCAAGCAAAGTCACAGCCGCCGTGCCGGATCCCGTGGTGATCGGTTGGAGGCGCATGTCAGTCGCCAAAGAGCCGCCCTGGATCCGCCACAAGTCAGCCCGCGTCACGCCACCCGAAACAACCGAGCCATTACGGACCAGCAAGCCCGTGGACATATCAATCGTGTGCGGAGTAGCCCCCAGCGCCGTAGTGACGCGATACTCAGCACCGCCCGAAGACTGCAACACATACCCGCCCGGGAACGAACCAGACACCGTGACAGTCGGATAACCCACCGCATTACCGCGATGGAAAACCGTTGTGTACGACGAACCAGACGGGATGCTGTACGCGTTCACGTTGCCGTACTTCAAAGGATCAACACACTTCAACCTGACCTGCCACTGAGCGAACGTGTCAGTAACCGGTGTGAATTTGACCCCGCTATTACGCTTCGCATCCGCCCACTGGATAGACCCATGCCCGGACGTTTGAAAACGCCCCGACATGGCACCAGTGAAGAAGTTCATCGCCTCGTGCATCTGCTCGTGGCTATCGGCGTGAAAGTTGCCGCCAATAGTGATCAGCCGCGCCTGGTTGTAAACAGGGAGGTCGAACTCGCCGTCACCGTTAGGCCGGTCGGCGGATTCGCCCTTGATGTCAGGCGAATCCCACCAACCCTCGAACTTGTCATTCTGCGTGACCCACCTGCCGAAACGGTCAGTCCCGGAAAGGGTTCGGCCCGCCCAAGTAATCAGTTCAGCCACCAAGACGAACACCCTGCTTCTGTAGTTCCCAACGGATCATGCCCATAGCCTGATCGGCTACTTCACGCGGCGCTGTTGTGCCATTGATGTGCTGCACAAGGTTGACGGACGGCCCGGACGCGGAAGCGCCAGCCGGGGCAGCCTGACGGGCAGGCGCACTTGCCGGCGCCATCTGCGCGTTCATCCGATCCAAGTTCCCGTAGCCGATAGCCCGAGCCGCGGACGCCTTCAGCACATACTCATCCTTGGACAGCATGTGCGGGTTGGAGTCTGACGTGTCAGTACCAACACCGAAGACCCGCCCACCCGTCGCCTTCTTGGGGATGAAGCCTGGAGCGTAGACACCAGCACCCTGACCAGCCGAGCCGTCAGCGATCTGCGAAGGCAGGCCGACCAGCTTCTCGAAGGTCGTCCTGATCGTGTCAATGGTCAGCGTGACCTTGCGCCCGTCGAGGGCATCAGCCTTGCCCTTAATCCCGTCAAGAGTCGTGGTTGCTTTATCGTTGACCCAAGTATCAATAGGAACCTTCTTGGGGATACCCAGCGCCTTACGCGCCATCGTGTCCGCCGCGTCACCCGTGATGTCGAGCTGCCCAGCCGCCGCAATGAGGTCCGTGTAGCTACCCTTAAGCCCCGTCTGCAACTCAGCCTGCGCCGCGGCGGAACCCTTGGAAGCAAGAGTCTCCGTCGCCGTCGCCTCAGCCTTGGTCATCGCAGCCTTGGCGAGGTCGTTGTACGCCGACTGGTTGGCGCGGCCCTTCTCGGTGTCTAGGTCAAGGGTCTTGCCGTTCTTCTTGACCGACTCCCCAACCTTGTCGATAGCATCCTGATATGCGATAGCAGCATCAGATGAGGACAGGGACAGCAGGCCCGCCGCGAAAAGCGACTTAGCAAACGCAGAGATGTCAGTCACGGCGCCCTGAGCGCTAAGGCCGACTTCCTCAAGCTGCTTCGCCATTTCCTCAGTGACGGGGGCAGCCCGACCCGCGGCAGTAGTGTAGGTCTCAACCGCGCCAGCAGCGCCAGCCATCGAAGCCGGAATCTTACCCATGGCGAAGTCAAGCAAGTCCTGACCCTCAAGAGTCACGCCAGCAGCCGTAGCCTGCGCCAGTAGAGCATCCTTGTAGGCGGGCAGATGGTCCAAAGCATCCTGCGCCGACGATCCATTCTTAATGAACTCGTCGGAGAGCTTGCTAAAGGACTTCGCCGCAGCGTCAGCGCCGCCATTCTTCACAAGGTTGCCCAATTCATCGCCAACCTTGCCCAGAGCCTCATCAACTTGCGTCGTATCGGACTTAGCCAACCCGGTCCAGCCGAACGCCTGGTCAGCCCATCGGTTAATTCCGTCTGAGTCCTTCGGGTGCGTGATCCTAGCGATAGCGTCAGCAGCCGAGTTGATGTCAGGCGCGATTCGCTTTCCGGCGAAATTACCAAAGTCGCTGAGCGCAGCATTGAGCGCAGAAATACCGTCGTCCGAAGCCGCCTTATTCAGCTTCAGGATTGCGTTACCAAGCTCCTCCGTTGAGTGAGTGTGCTTGTCATACGCGACCGCGTTGAAAATTTCCAAGCCAACTAGCGCGACAGCAGCGAGACCAGCGGCCTTCGCGACCTTGCCAATGCCAGTTGCCGCACGCGGAGACGCCTCAGCAAGCGAGGACATCGAACTGCGGAACTCCATGAGCTTAGGGAGCGCCGTCATTACAGCGCCGCCCACCAGCAGTGCGCTGCCCGCGATACCGGCGATACCGGCGCCCGCGTTCAGGACCGGCGCGGGGATCTTCCCGATGGCATCAACCAAATCCTCAGCGCCCTGCACCAGCCCACGCAGAGATTCGGCAGCGCCGGACCCGCCCTTGATGAGAACCGAGTCGAACGATCCGCCCAGCTTTTCAAGGTCCCCCGCAAGGTTGTCCTGCTTTATAGAGGCAGTAACCGCCGCATAGCCTGCGTCGTTGACCTTGTCAGTCCAGTCCGAGATGCCTTGCGCGCCCTGCTCGTACAGCACGTTAGCGGCGCGGACGGCATCGGATCCGAAGATGACACCCATAGCCGCATTGCGGGCCTCCGGGGTAAGGTCCTTCATCGAGGTCTTCAGGTTCTCAGCGAACCCAGCCAGACCGATGAACTGGCCCTGCGCATCGTAAGCGCTAATGCCTAGCTCGGCCATCTGGTTCTTAGCCTCGAGCGACTGCGGGGTGAGGCGCTGAAGCATCGACTTGAACGACGTACCAGCGTCAGAGCCGATCAGGCCGGCGGAAGCAAAGGCTGCCAGCCCGCCCGTGGTTTCCTCGATGTTCAAGCCAGTCGAGGCGGCTACAAGGCCAGCCTGCTTCAAGGCCATGCCCATGTCCTGCACGGAGCCCTGCGCCTTGCCAGCGCCAGCCGCCAGGAGGTCCGCGAGGTGGGGGACCTTGTCGCCCGAAAGCTTGAACTGAGTAAGCGCCGTAGCGGCAATTTCAGCAGCGTCAGCAACACCGAGTGAGCCAGCCGCCGCAAGGGACAGCGCGCCCTTCAGCCCGCCTCCAAGAATGTCCTTAGTGGACACGCCAGCCTTCGCCAGCTCATCAATGCCGTTCGCAGCTTCCTTAGCGGAGAACGCAGTATCAGCGCCCGCGTTGACCGCAGCCTCGCGCAGTAGGTCCATGTTCGCTGTCGTCTCATGCGTAGACGCCTGAACCTCAGACATTGCCGAGTCAAACTCCATGAACGACTTCACCGCGATAGCAACGCCAGCCAGGAGTGCGCCGCCCATGACCATCGACGCTTTGCCGACTCGGTCCAGGTGCTGTTCGTTCTCGCGGGCAAACGAAGCTGTACGGTCAGCGAAGTCCGTAGTCGCCTGCTGCGCCGTACGCATCCCAGAAACGAAACCCTGAACCTTGGCCTCAAGCGCGATGGATATGCTGCGATCAGCCATGAGGCCTCCTGTGTTAGTGATCTACTGGGGGTGCTCCAAAACAGGGGCGATCATCAGTGCCGAATTGTGCGGCTGATCCTTGTACGGCTCCATGGCAATAGCTCGCGCCGTCGTGGCATGGCAGCGGATCGGCAGCCCGCCCTTGAACTTCATTTCGTTCTCAGGGCTCGTGCACACCGAAAGCGGGAGGCGGCACAGAGGGCACAGCGAGCCACGGTAAGCCTGCAACGCAAGCATCACAGTCTGCTCCGACTCATCCCACTCAGGCTCAGGCCGGGACGACACAAGCCGGCCCGCCTCATACTCATACGTTGTTGCGGGCTCCCAGCCATGGAACCGCTTCAACGAAATGCCGAGAGCGTGCGCCGTCTCTACGTCTGATCTGAGGGCTGGATCATCCTGAAGGCGCTGAGCGAAAAAGGGACTTCGTTCCGCCCCTTATTGACGCGGAGAGTAGCGAGGACGAAATCCTCATACTGGGAATCGGTCATGTCATCCGCGAGGGCATCCCACTCGTCAGCAACGGAGAAGTCCAGAGCCTCGCCGGCGTGGTTCTCAACCCCGGCAATCGACTTCGGGACAGCCGCCTTCATCAAGGCCTCAACGTTGAAGCCGTACGACTTATCCAGCGCGTTATCCTCACGCGGGGCATGGGCCGCAACCAGATCGTTCCAGTCGCCGCGCTTCATCCCACGGACCAGGAACGACACCGTCGCCGCCTTCATCTCTTCCTCGATGTCGTTGACCTTCTTAGCCAGATCCTTAGCCGGATCATTCAGCCGGGCATCAGCAAGAGACTGGGAACGGGCTGCGTTGAACTCAGCCTCCGCAGCCTCATGCGCCGCCTTCAGGTCGCCATCAAGGCAAAACAGGACACGCGTCTCAGGACGCTTCACAACAAGAGCCATCAGGTACTCCTAAAGTCTTCTAGCGGGACAAGTGGGACTTGACCTGTTCGCCC